TATACGCCTCCTGCCGCAGGAACGCAAGGAAATTTTGGATACGGCGCTCGAAGTTGTGCAGATGGCATGCGAGGAGGGGACGACGTGACGGGAAAATTGACCGCAGCAGGACTCGGTCCGGGCAGAGCGGGCCTGATTACACGCGAGACATGGAAGCGCATCGAGGAGGCTGGGCATATCCTTCTGCGGACGCGCATTCATCCGGCAGCTGCGGCGCTTGATGAGGCCAATATTTCCTATGAAACGTACGACGCTTTTTACGATGCTGCCAAGGATTTCGACGAGCTCTATGAAGCGATCACAAATGATTTGCTTGTGCGCACACAAGAAACGGACATCCTCTATCTTGTGCCTGGCAGTCCGTTCGTTGCGGAACGTACGATACAGCTCCTGCGTGAAAAGTCAATGAAGGCAGGGAACCTTCTTGAAATTTTGCCCGGCATGAGCTTTTTGGAACCGCTCTTCGCTGCGCTCGGCATCGATCCGGTGCATGGGCTTTCGATTGTCGACGCATTGGATGAGGATACGATTGCATCACCTCCCGCGCAGGATCTTGTTATCACGCAGCTCTATTCACGTGAACTTGCCTCCGACTTGAAAATTCTGCTGATGGAGCATTTTCCCGATATGCAGGAAGTCGTCTATCTGCACCATCTTTCTCTCCCAGACGAACAGATTCGACGTGTGCCGCTTTTTGAACTTGATCGGCAGGAAGATATTGATCATTTGACCACGCTTTTTATTCCATATACCCCCATTTTTTGGGAAAAAAGCTAAAAAAAACGCTTTTTTTACGAAAAAAACGCTTTTTTTTTATTTTCCCCCTTGATTTTTCTAGGTAATTCTGTTAAATTCTCTCATGACAGAGCGACCCTATGTGGTCGCCGAGGAAATGGAGAATATCTTAAAGGAGGACGCTACTTTGAACAAGCAGGAATTGGTCGCAAACGTAGCAGAACAGGCAGGTCTCACGAAGAAGGACGCAGAAAAGGCTGTCAACGCCGTCTTTGAGACGGTGAAGGGCGCACTTTCCAAGGGCGACAAGATTCAGCTCATCGGCTTCGGAACATTCGAGGTGAAGGCGCGTAAGGCACGTAAGGGTCGCAATCCGCAGACGGGTAAGGAGATTAACATCCCGGCTTCGAAGAACCCTGTGTTCAAGGCTGGCAAGGCTCTGAAGGATTCTGTGAACTGAGACTCCAAGACGACTGGGTTCCCTCCGGGGGACCCAGTTTTTATGTTGTGAGATGCATATGGAAAAGACCGTTTTTGCCGCTGATGCATTTGCTGGAAAAACAGTGCTGATCTCGGGCGGGACGTCGGGCATCGGCCTCGCTGCCGCAGAGACCTTTCTGCGCGCAGGCGCGTGCGTGATGCTCATGGGCCGTGACGAAAAAAGAGGGAACCATGCGCTTGCTGCACTCTCGGCCGAAGAGCGCGTCCATTTTTTTGCCGGTGATGTACGCAGCCCCTCGGACTGCCGCAAAGCCGTGGATGCGGCCGTCCGCATATGCGGCGTGTTGGATGTTCTTGTGAACTCTGCAGGCATCTATATGGAAGGTGCTGCGGAGACGCTCTCTGCAGAAGATCTGGATGAAATGATCGACACCAACCTGAAGGGGACGATCTATTTGACGCAGGCCGCGATGCCGCACTTGCGCAGAGCCCACGGCAATATTGTCAATGTCGCTTCTGATGCCGGGCTGCGCGGCAACTATTTTTGTGCGGCATATGCGGCGACAAAGGGAGCAATTATTGCTTTTACGCGTTCGCTTGCACGCGAGACGGCACACGAGCATCTGCGTGTCAATGCTGTTGCGCCGGCCGATGTTCTGACGCCGCTCACGGAGCGTCAGCTCTCCCCGCATGTGCCGCGTGCGGAGCAGCTGGGGCAGATGGCAGATATCTATCCGATGGGACGTATCGGCAGACCGGAGGAAGCCGCCGCTGTGATCGTATTTCTTGCCTCGTCCGCAGCCTCATGGATTACAGGGAGTATCTACACCGTCGACGGCGGATTGCTTGCGTAAGAAAAAAATTGTCCGCTGTTCAAAATTGTGATACAAGTGAATTACAGATAAATGAAAATACTTATACCATATAAACCTAAGGCTACTGGTATAAGTATTTTCCTTTGTATGTAATTTTACTATGGAAACTCTACATATAAGCACTTATAAGCACCTACAAAATGAAGTTAGTGCCTACACTATTTGCTGCTTGTGCATCCATTTCAGGCATCCAATGGGCGTAGAGATCAAGTGTGATCTTTATAGAAGCATGGCCCAACCTCTTAGACACTTCTTTTGGGTTGATACCTTTCAAAAGGAGTTGAGTTGCATGATAATGCCTGAAGCAGTGAAAAGTGAAATGCTCTGGTAAATAATCGCAGCCTTTAAGAAACCGATAGATACGTCTGATCGCTGTCTCGTATTTGACTTGCACTCCATTTTGTCTCCATAACTTTGTTGAGACAGGGGAGGGAGGAATGTTGTTTAACACCTCCATAAGTATATCAGGCTGCACATAAATAATTCGTCTTGATGTTGCTGTCTTTAAAGGACTACCACTCCCGAAGCGCGTAAGTTGAGAGTGAACACTTATCGTATACCTTTCAAGATCAATGTCCTTTCTATCAAGATCAAGAAGCTCACCTATACGCATCCCTGTGGCAACTGCAAGTAAAAAGAGGGGATAGAGCTGAATGACATCCTTGTTTGTCTTTTTATCATACTCGTGGGCTTCATTTAAGAGCTGCTTCAGTTGATCTTCTGAAGGCAGTGTTAAGGTATCTACACGTCTAACAGGCAACTGTCTCTTCTTCGTATGTTTAAGAGGAGACACATTGAGTAGACCCCTGGCTACTGCAAAATTCATAACGGCTGCTAGTTTGTCCTTTAGCGCTCTTATGGTGCTTGGATTCATCTTAGTGCCATCCCGCTTTGTTATTTTGTCAATGACGAAATCTATTAACTCGGGAGTGATCTTGTCTATCCGATACTGATAGAGGGGTTCAAATAATGCCTTTATAGCAAAGTTATAATTTAGACGTGTACCTTCTGTAAGTGTATCTTCTTTAGTGTTTAAGAAGATGTCGACTACTTCTTTAAAATATAATTTGTCTGTATGTGTAGAAAGGCCTGCTTGTACTCGAAGTTCGGCAACACGTCGCATCAGCTCTGTTTTTGTCCTTGCGGTGACTGATCGCCGCTTCTGTTTACCATCGGCCCCCACACCGAGGGTTATAGTCATTTTGAGGCTACCGTTAGGCATCTTAGTGATCGAGCCTTCCCCTTTTGGTCTCCGTTTACCAGACATGATACATTCCCCATTTCAGAGTTGAAAATTTGAAAATAAATTCGTGCCCATATATGGATTGGCGGCGAGCCGGCTGTCCCCCGTGCGGGCCTGCGCACCCGGGCATTCCACAGGCGCGCGCATCAATGAAGGTCACCCGCCGGCAGCTCCGGGCTGCCCTATGCCAGTCCTACGATAACACGCGCACACGCATAGGCGCACGTTAATGAATCCGGAGATCACGCCGGGCCACCTGAAGCAATCCTAGCGCAATTACTATAACGCTTGTATCTCTAGGCGTCAATAGGCGCGCGGGTGCTTATGTTAAGCGCTATCTTGTTGTGTCTTGGAAAATAATTGTTGTCTGAAGGATTGGATAGGGGATAGCTTAAAAATTTGCTTTAGTGTACTAAAGGATATTACAAATTATAAGGCTTAAATACGGAACATATGTGTCTTTTAGGGTGCATGATGGAGGTATCTATGCGTTTTTGGAATAAAACATAGTGGTTTAGTATGTTTTGGAAAAATCTATCTGTGTAAAACATATAAAGCATACTAGATTACTACGTTATAAGGAGACACAAAAGCTACATAACATCCGGCAACCCACACGCAACCTTAAAGCACCTCTAAAACGCCCGGAAATACCTCTAAAACGTCTTAAAATACTCATCGCATATAAATCTACCAAACGCACAAAAAGACAGCCTTAAAACGGCTGTGAGAGGGAATACAGAAACATATAGGAATGAGACTGTACACTTATAGATAGCTTGTGGTATACTAAAAATGTCTTAAAGATGGCTAAAGGAGGATGAAGAAATGTTAAAGCGTATAGGTGTTATGTGTCTGTTGGTGTTATGTATATGTGCAAATATATGTAATGCCGAAAAAGAACCTTATTGGGAAGAAATAGGAGAGTATAACGAATATGAAATATATGTAGATAGAAATGCACTATCCAAAAATGCACGCTTAATCTATGTTAATAGATATGATATGACTATGTATTATTATAGTACAACTATTTTTACATGGAATAACAAGACTAAACAAAAGATAAAATATAAATTTGATCTATCGGTAGGGGTTAAAAATGGCTCTGAAACCGTTGTAGGTGTAAATCTTAAACCTAAAGGGAAATGGTACAGTAAAGGTATAGATGAGTGGGAGAGGGCACCTTATAATAAAGCAGAATATAAAGCTGCTATACCGTCTATTGAATACGAAATAGGAAAAGGAACAGTAAAATATTATATATCTAATGGCTCCTCTCGCTTAGAATAGCATATACACACACATAAAGCCCTACATAATGCAACTAGTTTGATCGTTGCAGCGTGTAGGGCTTTTTTGTCTTTTATTTTTTATTTTTCCGGTTACTAACTACAAATGATTCAATCCACTGTCGCATTAATTCGCTAACATTAATAGCTTTACTTTTGCATATATCCTGAAATTCATTATGCAAAGATTTTTCAAGTCGGCAGCGGATAACGCTGTCTTTTTTTGTCTCCATATCTAACACCTCCTTCCGTGTCTACATTGTACCACACAAAAGATTTTTTGTCATTTCAAAAAAAAATTTAAAAAAGGGGTTGACAACGTAGCCACATGATGCTACAATGCAATCAGACAAGGGGCACACGGCCCCAAAAATTATCCGCTAGAGTGTAGCCACAAGAGGCTACGAAAGGAGAATACAACCATGATGAAAGCACTTGAAGCCCTGGTAAAGGCAGACACAACCAAAACATGCGGGAATCACGCCGTAGAGTACCTTAACGATGTAGAAACTGTATGTTTCGTTTCCGGCTGTAAGATCGGACCGTGGCAGAATCGCTATGACGTGGACCTGCGCGTTTGCAACGGCTACACGCGAAAATTCACCTATCACGGGAACACAATCTGCCTTGTGGACGACAATACGCGCAAGATGATCTTGACGCATGCCGGGTGGTACACACGTAGTACGTCCCGCGCACTCAACGACTACCGCCGGTATTTCCTTATCCGGGGCTATCAAATCGTAGAGGAGTATTAAATCGTAGGAAAGGGGCGGCCCTATGACCGCCCTGATAGACAAAAGGAGGAAACATCGTGGAAACATGGACAATACGCGGAATCCGGTGCTACAAGCACCACACGGCAGCCAAGCGGGGCTATGTGTCCCGCGTCCGGGAAAACCCGGAAGAAGCCGGGTCCCTGGGCTACTATGAACCCTACAACGGCCGCTTCGGTCGAGGCTTCGTGGAATATAAGCCACGCTGGGACACAACCAGTTATTGTTACGTCACCTATTGGATAGCTATGGAGGAGGGCTAACATCATGGAAATCACTGTAAAACGCACACTCAATTTTTGGGAACTCCTTGACAACTCATGGAGTGGAGCAAAAAACGTTTTGGAAAAAGTGCAGGAAGAGGGCCGGGAAGAAGAAGCGATGCAGCTGATAGTAGAAGCCTTCTTCGATGAAGTCCCCGACGAAACGGCGGTTAATGACTTCATATGGTTTGAACTTGACGATCTCATGGACCTGTGGACAGAGGAGGAAGACGAAGAGGGCGACGACTAAAGAAGGCCTATCAGCCCGCCCACAAGGAGGATATACCGCTATTGTGTCTCCTCCTTGCACCAAAACCGGGGTTATCGCACTGATAGCTAATTTGCAAGTGCATAACCAGATAGAGTAACTTTTAGAACAGACATATCAAAAAGGAGAAATGCAACCATGAAAAATCTCAACTACCTTGAAAAAGACGTACTCGAAATGATGATCGTCAACCTCGATGGCATGGAGGGCCGGGAAGGTTACGTTTCTGATCTTGCCTTTGACCTCTTCGAAGGTGAGAACATGAACGGCACCATTACATATGACAGAGAGGAAGCACAAGAGTGGATTGCAGAGCTTTTCCATGATATGGGGGATGTTATAGAGGAAATGGCTGCCGAATGGGATATGACGCCGAATCCCTTCAGCAATCCCGAAGCTTTCCAAGTCCAAGTGGTTATCTTCCTTGCCGGCCGTCTTATAGACTGCTCCGACTTTGTCGCGCGACGCTATGAAGAGGAATGTGACGCAATCACCTATGATGCAGAGATCATCGAGCTGATCAGGGATGAGTGGCAGGAAGCACTCGACGCCTAGGAGACAGCCGGAGGAGGGGGCGCAGCAGGGCTTGTGTCTCCCTCTCCGTGAACAGAGAGGAAAGGAAAATTATCATGTACACATGGGACGAACTCAAAGCCGCCGCTGATCGCCTTGCCGCAAAGGAAAACTGCCAATTCGATACGGTCCTCTGCGAAGGGGAAGGCAAGAAACTTGTCGTGTTGCATGGCTTTCATGGCAACTTAGAAATGGGGCTTGCCTATATGGTTCAAGAAGCAGACGCCCATTTAAGGCCCGATGAAATCAACCGATTCGGGGCAAGTCTTTGTTACCTTGATAACCTAGAGACCGGAGAATGTACAGAATTAGAGGAATGCATTCAAGAATTTAAACGTGACTTAGAGGCAGAACAAAAACACCGCGAACGCAAGGAGCGCGAAGATCAAGCAGCACGCGCCGAAGCCGAACGGCAACGCTTCCACGGATTCACGGACGGGATGTCGCCGATGGGGAAAGGGAAAGTTGTCAAGATACTTAGCAAGCGGTACCGCTTCGATGAAGGCGTTATGACGCGTGCGGAGCGCGTAGAGACAATGGTAAAGATGGGCGGACACCTTTCCACAGGGACGAATCCGCGGGGGAATACAGAGTATCGCATTTACTATCAAAATGAGTGGTTCTACACGGTCACAAAGACGGAATACGAATACTTTCAGTACCTTAAATCCCGCTAGAGGTATACAGGGGCCGGGGCGCTACGTTGCGCCCTAGGGCCGGCCGATCAGACAAAATAAAGGAGGAGATCACCATGATGGAGACAGTCACTGCTGAAGTGTCAATCCCGATGCTGCCCCTAAAAAATTGTTAAAATAAATATAGAGTACGTTTTGATTAGGTGAAAGGAGGTGATAAGAACGTCTATATTTTATATGCCTTAATTAGAACGTACGTACTTTTTTCTAGGTGGTACATAAGAAGACACCACAACAAGGAGGAACATGAAAATGTTGGATGAATACGAACAGTACAAAGAAACTTATGGTGACATGTACGACGCACAGCTCCTTTTGGAAGAGGAAGCAAAGCGGACAGCCGAAACACGTATGCAAGTCATTCTTGAAGAAGTCCGAAAGAATGGCGCCGGACAAGGAAAGCTTGCCGGAAAATTTATAGCACACACATGGGAGACTAGCCGAAACAATATCCGAGCACTGCTTAACGATGTACAATCCCCAAAAAAGACAACCCAAGGCGCGTGGGTGCAGCCTATGCAGGAGCTCCTTGACATCTACCGTCTTGAAGATGGTCTTTCGGGTGATCTTGAAAACCTTCTTGTACTTGTCGGACATAGCACCGCGATAGATTGTGTCTTACTTGCACAGAAAGAACAATTTAAGACCCTATCAAACATCGCTATTGAAATAGGCCGTTCCATTCGACAAGAAGCTTCCGTAGAGAAGTTTTATCAATGGTCGAAGGAGACCAAAGATGTAAACCTTACACAACTCCGGCGCTCTATGGAAACAGGAATTGAAAAGCGTGTCCGTAGTTCATATCGCATCGTCTATGCTGTCAACCGGATGAATAAACAAGGCTTTTCTGGTCTTAAATGGAACAAACAAACCGAATTAGCCTTAGGGGCTAAGGTCCTTGAAATGTTGATCGCCGGGAGTGATTATTACACCATAACTAACCAGGTGATTGGTGGGAAAAAGATCAAATGCCTAGGAATGACAAAATGGTTCGAAGATGCTTGGTTCCAGAATGAAAATCGGCTGATAGCAAATGCTATAAAGTATATTCCAACAATCATCCCACCTAAACCGTGGAGCTCTCCACAAACCGGCGGTTATTATGGGGCGTCAACCCTCGGCGTTAAACTTATACGTATGGAAGGTAACGCAAGCAGCCCCACAATTAATAACTATATTCGGAAGCTGAATGCCGTCAATCTAGACAAAATATATAAGGTTCTTAACGCCATGCAGCAGACCTCTTTTGTCATCAATAAGGACATCCTGCGCATCCTCCAAAATATTTACAACACAGGTGGGGAGCTCGGAGGCGTCCCACGTACAGAGCCAATCCCGAATCTCCCTCCGAAGCCCGAAGGAACCCCGGAAGAGGAATTGCGGGAGCACAAGCGGAAGATGACAGCAATTTATAAGCAGGAGGAAGCCCGAAAAAGCAAAGCCCTCCGCTTCAAGATAGCCCTCACCACCGCTGAAAAATTCTCACAGTATGAGAAAATTTACTTCCCGTGGAATATTGATTACCGGGGTCGCTGCTATCCAATCCCAACAGCAATCAACCCGCAAGGCGATGACATCCAGAAAGCTCTGCTCCTCTTTGCAGAGCCTACGCCCCTCGCCGGGGATGATGACACAAAATGGTTAGCAATCCACGGGGCGAACCTAGCCGGCCGGGACAAGCTCACATTTGCTGAGCGCATCCAGTGGGTTGATGACAACAAGGATAATATTCTTGCGTCTGCCTCTGACCCGCTCGGCTGTGTATGGTGGTCTGAGATCGCAAAGAACGATTATCCGATGGAGTTCTTAGCGTTCTGTATGGAGTGGCAAAAGCTCCTCGACTACCGAGAGCAGCACGGCACCGCCGCAGGCTTTTTGTCATCCCTCCCGGTTGCTTTTGATGGCACCTGCTCCGGCCTTCAGCACTTCTCTGGGCTGCTGCGGGATGAGATTGGAGGAGCAGCAGTCAACCTCAGACCTTCCGATCAGGTGCAGGATATTTACAGCCTTGTCGCTGACAAGGTCAATCTTGTGCTACTGCAGGATGCAGAGACCGGCACCGAGGACACCCTAAAATATGACAAAGCGGGAAATGTTGTCACAGACAACGAGGGCAACCCCCGCAAAGTCTACGGGACAAAGACCCTAGCACAAAACTGGGTTGTCTTTAATCGCCTAAAGTATGCACAGGACGGCATCACGCGCAAGGTATGTAAACGCAGCGTCATGACCCTTGCTTATGGCAGCAAACAATATGGCTTCCGGGAGAACCTTCTTTCAGACATTATCAACCCCTTTGTCTTAGATCATCCCGATAACAGCCCATTCATTTCCCCGCTGCAAGCATCTGCCTACATGGCAAAACTGATCTGGGAAGCAGTTGGAAAGACCGTTGTAAAGGCAGTTGAGGGAATGGCGTGGATGCAAAAAATTGCAGAACTGATCTGCAAAGACAACCATGTTGTGACTTGGACCACCCCGAACGGTCTCCCTGTGCAGCAAAATTATATGAGGATGGAGCAAAAAACCATTCACCTGCGCTTCAACAAAGCAAGAGTGCGTTTCTACACACAAGAAGAGAAAGAAGGGCAGGTAGACACAAGGCGTCAGGCACAGGGCATCGCCCCTAACTTCATTCACAGCATGGATGCAGCACATTTGCAGAGAGTTGTCAACAGTGAATATGAAAAAGGAAATCGAAACTTTCTCATGATTCATGACAGCTTCGGAACAGATGCAGCACATGCCGGAAGCCTCTTCCGAACCATCCGGGAGGAGTTTGTCAACCTCTACAAAGATCAGAACCACCTTGCGAACTTCTTAGAGCAGGTCTCTTATCTCATTAATGAGACTGATAAGGTTCCGAAGCTTCCGAAGTTTGGCAAACTAGACCTTGAAGAAGTAAAGAAGTCAGACTTTTGTTTTGCGTAAAGGGACAAAAGCAGGGAGAAATCCTTGCTTTTAATATTTCTCTAAGGTGGTACACAAGAAGAAGGGAAAAACATACGCTTTAATATTTCTCTAAGAAATAGAAAGCATCTTCAGAACACCTTCAAGGTGTACCTTAATCATTACTACTATTATTACCCTAAAAAGAAAGGCTTATAAGTTTATATATATATATATATATATAATATCTTGTTTGTCTTTCCATAGAAGGAGTATGCCATGTTTAACTATAAAAACCAAAATTTAGTCAATTATGACTTCCACGGACAGGACCTTAGCTATGCTAATTTCAGTGGCGCCAATTTAACTGGAGCAAATTTCAAGGGTGCTGATCTTATAAGGGCAAACTTTACCGGAGCAAACTTAAATGGGGCAGAGTTTCATCGGGCAAACCTTATGTACGCTATTTTGGATAAGGCGAATCTTTGGTCAGCACACCTTGTACATAGCAACCTCATTGGAGCATCTCTCGTTGATGCAGAACTAAGTTTTGCCCTTCTTGATACTGTTGATCTTAGTAGCGCCGATCTTACAAACGCAAACATAAAGCGTGTATGTCTTATCAACACAACATTTTATCGTGTGATAGGTGTCAATGTCATCCAAGTGGGCCCCATCAATAGCTTCTATATAGCTTATCTCATAAATGAGGACTGTGTTATATCAGATATCTTTTCATGGTTGGAGGAGGATCGTTCACTTGCACATTTTAGGGAAGTTGTTACTGAAACTCTTAAAGGTAAGAAACAACAGCTTCTTGCATATGAGGCTGTGATGTCCTTCTTTGAGACATATATAGGAATCTCTATGGACACTACCACACCTCTGTGACCATCCCCTCAACTTCATATCCTTTAGTTAACTAAAGTCTCTCTTCCTGAGAGGCTTTTGTTTTTTTTTGTTGTCTTTTTCTATCACGAAAGGAGGCGGCGTTTCTATGCCTGCCAAGAAGAAAACCACATCCACACCAACACCCGACATGCCGAATCTCTCCGTCAAGCTCAAAGACCTCCCAGACGACCCGCAGACAACCAAAACCATTCAGGTCGTCCGCTTGCACCCGGCTGCACGTTTGCCACAGCGCCAGACAGAGGGAGCAGCATGCTTTGACCTTGCTATTTTGGAGGATACCTACATCCCTCCAATCAAGGCTGTGGACTTTCCGAGCATTCTCCGCACAGGGCTCGCCTTTGCTATTCCCGAGGGTCACCACATGAAGGTATTCCTGCGCTCCTCCGTAGGAGCACAGTCGAATCTCCGGCTTGCCAACCATGTCGGCATCATTGACAGCGACTATCGCGGCGAGGTGCAGCTTATTATTGAGAATCTTGGGCGCTCCGGGATTCACCTCCCGGCCGGCACTCGTATCGCTCAGTTCCTCATTGAACAGAACGTCCCTGTCAAATTTATGGAGATTGACGAGCTCGAAATGACTGCACGCGGTACCGGCGGCATTGGCTCCACAGGGAGGGCGTAATCATGGCAGCCTTAGACAAACATTATCAGGGTGAAGTACAGCCTATTCAGCTTATGCAGGCCCAGATGACTACCGAGGCTTTTCAGGGCTTCCTGCGCGGCAACATCATCAAGTATGTCTCCCGCCTCGGTAAGAAGGACGCCCCTACCAAGGAGACTGCGAAGATACTGCAGTATGCCGTGTGGCTCCATCAGAGTGTAAAAGGAGAGGAGCTGACGTTATGAGAGTGATTGAAAAGTATGTATGTGAGTGCTGCGGGGAGGAGTTTGCTCTGCAGTCCGATGCTGAACGATGCGAGAAACGGCATCTGCACCCGCAGCGGACAGACTTCATCTATCCGGTGGCTTGTTTTAATGAGACTACCTATCCGAGTAGAGTGCGTGTTCACTTTGAGGACGGTAGTTTTGCTGTCTATACGGACATTGGCCGTGTACCTCCTCGGAAAGGCAAGGCTCCCGCAGGTGGTACACAAGGAGAAGAGAAAACCTCTTCGCAAAAATAATCCAGAGCAAGAAAGGAAAACATCATTATGGCAAAGACAACCTACAAGACCGGCACGACCGGCATCGGTGAGTTCAACTTCCCGCACCTCCTCGACACCGAGGAATTTCAGGGCAAGGACACCGGCAAATTCTCCGTCTCCTTCAAGCCGAGCGCGGCCGACAAGAAGCGCCTGCTCAAAGAGATTGATGCAGAGTGGCAGAAGTTCAAGGAGAGCGAGGAAGGCAAAAAGCACAAGTACAAGTACGACTACGCCAACGGCCTCAGTACCTATCAGGATGAGGAGTACTTCAAGTTCAAAATGCAGAAGGTCATCCAGACCAAAAAGGGGGATTGGGTGCGCCGTGTCCCCATCTTTGACGCCACCAATAAAGAGATTGGTACTGAGTTGACGAGCATTGTCAGCGGCACGCGCGGACGCATCGCATATGAGCTCATGCCGTACTGGATGAATGACAAGAACTACGGTGTGTCTCTGCGCCTCACGGGCGTACAGATCATTGAGCTCCGTGAGCAGGGTTCTGTCTCCAGCGATTCCCTTGGATTCACTGTGGAGGAGGGTTATACCTACAAGGCTCCTGCAGAGCCTACACCCTTCGACGATGACGAGGCAGCTCCCGGAGAGGATGACGACTTCTGAGGAGACTAGCAGGCGGGAGGTACAGCTATAAGCCCTCCCGCGGGCATCGCTCGGGGCTAGAGGACAGCATTGCAGCACAGATCAAAACCATTGAGAAGAAAGAGGTCTACGAGCAGTGCAAGCTATCCTATACCATCCCCGAGAGCGTCCACACCTACACCCCTGATTTTGTCTTATCCAACGGCATCATCATTGAGGCAAAGGGCCTCTTTGAGACTGCCGATCGGCAGAAACATCTGCTGATCAAAAAACAATATCCGCACCTTGACATACGGTTCGTATTCAGCAGTCCTAAACACAAGCTATATAAAGGCAGCCAAACAACCTATGCCGATTGGTGTGAGAAGCATGGCTTTCGCTATGCGGCGAAACTCATCCCTGCCTCATGGTTCGCTGAACCAACGAAGGACACAACAGGGCTGATTGAAAAGACCAAAAAGAAAGAGAAGTGAATATGAACCCGCAGAGATTACAATTTAAGGAGCGTGATGTAACCAAAGGAATCCACATTACTTACAGTATGGCTGACATCCCGCTCGACGAGTACGAGAAGCACGTCATGCGAGACGGGTGGTTCAGCGTTGGCTTTCATTACATCATCCACCCGGATGGCAGAGCCGAGGCGGGCATTCCCGTTACGCAGCACGCCGACCCCTCCATTGAGGGATGGCAGGACAGCATCTGCATCCTCCTCATGGGAGCACCTGAGGGGCAGAGCACAGCACTCCAACGCGCCGCTATTGATACCATCGCACGGGAGCACAACGTCGCACCCGTCTACTAGGAGGGGTTATGTCAGACATCATTAACGCCCACCTCCCATGCCCTGACTGCGGGAGCAGCGACGGCATGACAGAGTACACAGACCACACCTTTTGTTTTGTCTGTGAGAAGTGGACGCCGACCGGAGGAGAGAGGAGGAACGCACCCATGCCTAAGGGGCTTATCCCAATGGGAGATATGGAGTATCGTGCGCTCAGAGCACGCGGCATACGCGAGGACACCTGCCGCAAATACCATTACACATGCACACGGGACAACCACGGCAACCCCTTGCAAGTCGCCAACTACTACGGTGATGAGGGGCGCATTATTTTCCAAAAGACCCGGGACAAAGACAAAAACTTTTGTGTCTTAGGCGAGAAGCAGCATCGCTTCTTCGGGCAGCACCTCTTCCACAGCGGGCGAAAGCTCGTCATCACAGAGGGCGAGATCGACTGCCTCACCGTGTCGCAGGTGCAGGGGAACAAATATCCTGTTGTCTCCATTCCCTTCGGCTGCCAGAGTGCACACAAGATATTTCGTGAGAACCTTGATTGGCTCTTAGGCTTCGAGGAGATCGTCGTCATCTTTGACGAGGACACGGCGGAAACCCTGATTGCGAAGGTGCGC